CACCAAGTACTGCAAGTCCAGGTGCGGCAACTAATGCTGCTGCTCCCAACGCTGCACCGCCAACGGCGGGAGGTGTTAGTGGTATCTTTGTTCCTGCGATTGCCGGTGGTACAAGTCCAGGTGCGGCAACTAATGCTGCACCGCCAACGGCGGGAGGTGTTAGTGGTATCTTTGTTCCTGCGATTGCCGGTGGTACAAGTCCACCTCCCACACCGCCGCGCGGGGGGGAACCACCCAACGATGCAGTTGTATTTAATGTAGAAAGTGTACCTACTCCTATCTTTCGTGTAGCTTCTGCGTTTAATACATATTCACCATCAGATAACATTGCTGGTATGCTATCACTAGTCGATGTTCCCGTTCCACGCACTAAACCACCGGTAGCAAATTTTGTAGCACCATATCCACCAGCTATTGCACCAATAGCAGCACCAATAGGTCCACCGGCAGCGAATCCCGCAAGTCCCCCCGCTACGCCACCCAAAACTACAGCTAATATTTGTGCTATTTTTGCTATATTTTCCGACATACTGGAAAGTAATGTTACTTGTTTTTCTTCAACCGTTTGTTCCGTTGGTTGTTGCGAAACACCAGCCAATCGTAATATGGTTGCTTCGTCGAATCCAGTAGTTTGAGTTAATGCTAATCGTACTTGACGATTTCTTTGTAACTCTTCACCGGTAATACCTGACATACTAAGTTGTTGACTTAATACATCTTTTATTTCATCGGTCGTACCTGTTGCCGAGACTTGCGCCAATTTGTTGAAATCCAGTTCAACACCCAATGCACTCAACTCAGCGAAATTCTCCAGCGATCCTTCAAAATCACCAACAACACTATTAGCAAATTTTTCTATATCACGGAGATTAACGCCAATCTTTTTGGATTCTGCCGCTGCACGAAAAAGTGAATCCGAATACTTCTCACCAGCAACGGCTAATAAATCAGCATTGTCTGCCGCAAATTGAAGTGCTTGTCCTGCGGATAATCCATTTTTTGCGAACTCAGACATTGCTCGCATTCTAACAGCTTCGGCATTAACACCTGTCCCTAAGAATGCTCGTCTAGCTTTTACATACGTGTCCGACGATACACCTAGTCGTTTCGATTCTTCCGCAATTCTAACTGCTTCTTCTGAAGATAAAATTGTTCCAAATTCTTTCTTAAAACTTGCAAACGCGTTTACAATTTCATCTCTATTGAGTATTGGACCACCTGTGAAGGGTATGTATGATTTTATAACACTCATCTGCGCATCAAACAATACGTCGGTCGCAGTACCCATTTGTACCGTTAAATCTTGTTGTGTTTTATATATTGAATTAACCAACTGCAACATAACAGCAGAGAATTTTTTCATAACTGCCGCGGCGTCGTCTGCAGCTGCAATAAAACCCTGCATCTTCAAACCTTTTAATTGTTTGCCGGACTGACTCATACTTTGTTCCAATCCGTCCGATTCTGCCATTAATGATCGTTGCGTTAAAACTTGACCTTGATATTGTGATGTTAATGTATTGGCCTCGGTAGACAATCTATCGATATCGGTGGCGCCGGCAAATCGTCCGCGAGAATCTCTTCCCGTAGTGGCTATCAATTCCGCTTCTGCCTGTTTTTGTTGTATTGATCGTTTTAATCTATTATTATCATCGTTTAATAAACGGGACCGTTCATTGTTTAATCTTAGTTGAGCGTTATCCGCAATGATTTGTTGAGAAATAGATTTTTGTTGTGCGGAGATCGCTTTATTATTTAGTATTAATTTTTGTATAAAATTATTCGATTCTCTACTGGCGGCAGAGAAACTGGCGGCGAGGCTTTTGGAATTCTGCGCCAATTTTTCAAATTCTATCTTTTTAACTTGACTTCTAAAATCAAGATCAGGATCTATCGCCATTGATTATCTCATCTAGTTTTATTTTTGATTTTTTCTATCTCTGCATTATGTTTTTCAACTGCGTCATTCATTTCCTTCAAATAGAAGCCGCGCAAGAACACGGGCATGTTATATAAATCTTGAAATGTAAAACCACCCTTTCCATGATATATCATGGAGAAGATGACTTTATGCATTTGTAACCTATATTCTTGCGTCAGGCCAAAAAAAGTTAATGCCCAAATTAATCGGCAATTTATCAGAATGCGAACAATTTGAACAAGCAAAGCTGGATTCAAATGTTACATCTGGGGTGGTGGATTTATAGAATTCACGAAGAGCTCTGGTGTCTTTAACCAGCATGTTTTCTACTGCTTCACGAATACTTTTTTGATCACTTGCACCATCAATTTCTGCGATAATATATCGAAGGCGAGTTGATGATTCAGGTTCTATTTGTAATCCAATCTTTTTTATAGCGTTCAATTCTTTGTCTATTTCTTTTTCTAATTTACGCGTCATGAAACGAATTTTTACAGTTTTACCACTTGCTGGTAATTTAACTGTTAAGTTTGCCTCTTCCGGTAATTCTTTGGTATCCAATTCGGTTAAATCTACTGCGTGATCTTGTTGCGTATTACACTTTGGACAAGTAACTGATAATTCATAATCTTTACCATATCCAAGAATACGTGCGGCAACCATTACCGCGTTTAAATCACCAACCAAAAAATCTTCATGAGACACACCTTTTGTAACAATTAAACTATCGATTAGCTTATCCAGGACCACCCCCTTTTGGATAAGATTAGTTGAGGTTAAAATATCTTCTTCTTTTGCAGTCATGTATTTTAATTCTACTTGACCCGTCGCCAACGGATGTCCTGTTGGATAAAATTTACCTTTACTTGGTAAATCAATTACTTCACTATGATACATCTCGGAACTCATTGTGTAACCTCCTTAATTTTATTATACATCATATAAATATCTCTAATCCACATTTTCGTCGGTAAACCGTTCGTTATATATTACTCCACATCTGTATATTTTTTTCCTTTTTTAATACAAATTATTATTGTTCTTGAGACATTGAACATTTTTGCAATAGTTCGATCACCAACTCCGGATTCTTTCAATTTTCTAATTTCTTTAACTTGATTATCTGTTAATTTTCTTAGTCCTTTTTCTCTAGTAAATTGAATTCGTTTTTCTGCTATTTTAGTTTTGTGTTCATTGGATAGATTCTTCCCTTCCCATGCTCTACCGGCGGATTTTTTCATTTTTTCAATAGTTTCTTTTTTATGTCGCCTATTTCTAAAACTAGCACCTGCTATCAACGCTACATTGAATAAAACACCAGTATTAATATATTTGTCCAATATCAGTTGCTCTTCTTTTAATAATTTCACAACATCACAATACTTAATTACTTCGTACTCAAAAGATTGCTCTCCGTACAAATTATAAGAATTTTGCATGTGTGGATTTGGGTGTTTATTTGCCCGTAACCGATTAAAGTGATATACTTTTCTACGGTTTAATTCTTGACTAGATCCAATATAAAACTTATTAGTGATTTCACAGGTAATTTTATATATTCCACTATTCATATATTTCTCCTTTAATATAAATAGTAGGAATCCAACCTATTCACTGGGTATTTCCTCAAGTTCTAATAGCCCGAAAGTTTTCATTCTACCTATGAATTCTTTAAAAAATGACTTATTACTTTCAGGTGTAATCAATGCTCCGTCCACAATAAGGTCCGCCACCTGTTGTTTTTCTTTGAGAATGTCTCGCATATATTCGTCTATTGTATTTGGACAAATCATATAATATGCTTGAACTTGGTTGGTTTGTCCTATTCGGTGTGTACGATCCTCGGCCTGTTCATGGTTTGCTGGAACGAAATCCATGTCCAAAAATACAACGGTATCAATAACCTTTTGTAATCCATCAATACCCATACCAGCCGCTCGTAAACTAAATAGTCCAATTTTAGCTTGACCATTCGTTAATTTGTCAATAGTTTCTTGACGAGCATTTCTGTTCATTTCACCCGTTAATATTGCTGCTTTGTTTCCGTAGTGTTCTAGTAATAATTTTAACGGATTTAAATAACAACTAAAGATAAGAATTGGACGATCATTATCCAAAAATTCATCAATCATTTCTATTAAACGAGGTAATTTCTTTTCAATTAAAAATGCTTGTAATTTTGGCATATGTGTAACTGACGGTCTACCTTCCAATTTCCAACGACCAAAAATATCTTGTAATAGTTTATGATATTGTTTTTGTTCGTCCTTGGTCAATTCTACATATAAATCATTTCGTTGTTTATTAGGTAATTCTGTTAGTACTTCACTTTTCTTACGACGAATGACCAAATCTTTGGTACGATCATGCAGGTCTTGAAGATTTCTTGGTGCGTCACCTTTCCACCCACCGTATCGTTCTACGAAGTGGTAAAAATTATTAAATCGTTCTTTATCCAAGAAGTTTAACAAACTAAACGCTTCAATGGGACGAGACATAACAGGAGTACCTGTTAAGAAGATACTGTATTTGGTCTTAACCCCAGGATACTTTCGGCGTTCTTTATACGAACCCAAGATACTTTTTGCCCGAATAGTTTGACGATTCTTAAGATAGGTTGCTTCATCACACACTAACAAATCAAACTTTTGATCACGCAGCCAATGGTTATTCTTAGCTACGGCATCGTAATGGGTTATGTGAAAGTTATTTTTTAAGTTTCCATCGTAAGTTTTACTATCCCATATCGTACTATCTTTTCCAGTAAATTTTTTAATTTCTCGTTGCCAATTAATTACCACGGATAATGGGCAAACAATTAGTGTTTTTAAATTGTGTAATTGAGCATATCCAATTGCTTGCGCCGTCTTACCAAGACCAGGCGCATCGGCGATAAGACATCGACCACCTGCTTTATCAATAAACTTCACCCCAATAGTTTGATAATTATATAAGGGTAATTTTAGTCCGGGTATTTTAAACTCCGTATCATCTTCTTGTTTTCGTATTTCATCTAAATCGTGACGACGAGTTTTTAACTCCTCCAATTTTTGTAATATATCGGATTTACATTTTGCGTCAGGAAACACCGTGAAAAACTTGGGTAAGTGTACAATTGGAAACTCCCAATGTTTTTCGTCATTGTTCCATTTTCTACCATCAATTTCATATTTAAATCGTGCCAGTAAAGTTTTGTTATAGGGCATGATAACAGCCGCCGTCTTTTTATCAACTAAAATGACTTCGACTGTATTAGAATTAGTTTCTGGTAAATTTTTATAGGACAAATTAGGTGCGTTGGTTCGTGGTAAATCTAGGTCACCAATATCCTCACCCAATAGTGTTTTTGCCGCAGCAATTCGCCACACCTCTGGTAGTCCTTCTTGCCCAGACATCCACTCCAGATATGAAGGAACACTCCTTGCCGCATGTGCCAAGGAGTGTCCTTTAAATCGTCCCCAAGTAAAAATTACATTTTCACTCGTCGGATGTAAGTTCATCTGGTTTTGTAGTTTGTATACGAACATATCGTAAATTATCCAAATCCAATCTCCATCCATCCGATGGTAACAAATTTAACATTTGCATTAATTCTAAATTTGAATCGGTAATATTTTTTAATGAATGTTCCATTCTTTCTTTATGCGATTCAATTAATAATTTCACTGCCAATGGTACTGGAATCGTTTCCATGTTATACCTTCCTTTTAAATAATTGTGCTATATCATCGTTGCGATGTACTACAGTGCCTGCGGGTTCCCATTCTGTATCCAACCCCGTTAAGACCATCATATTATCAATGGTTTTATATTTTACAGTCCAATCACACGTTAGATTAATAAGTAGTAGATCTGTTTTTTCATATAACTGTTTACGGAACGCATCTGCTTTTTCTTTCGATGTTTCCAACAAACGGCCTGGCATTAATAGTACTACACTATAATAATCTTCTTTCCATGTATTCAAATCAAATATATCACCCATTGTGAAATATCCCCAATGTATTATCGTTGCCGCGGACATACATCGTTGACGATCCATTTCCACACCATGTGGAATCAACTCCGTTTTTTT